GGCAGGAATTCCTTGGAAGGATAGTGCCACCCCCACACGACCAGGAAAGAAAGCCTTCTTTGATGTGACGAATTTAGATCAGTGTGTTGAGAAGCAGAGATATTGGTTCTCTGGAACAGAAAGACGTCACACCATAGAAGGAAAAGCAACGCTGCAAGAGGAAATCACAAGGACGCTCGCGGAATTGTACAAGATGGAGATAACACCTTATTTGTTTGGGGAAACCCTCAAGGATGAGACTAGATCTTTGAAGAAAGTGTACGATGCGAGTACGAGAACCTTCGACATAGCGCCACTGCACATTTTGTGTATTGGGCGCAAGTTGTTCGGAGGTTGGATGGCCGCTGCAGCGATAGATCCAGTTGGAGGAGAAATTTCCGTTGGAATCAATTCATTGGGTCCGGATGCTACGGCATTGCGGGAGAGAATGAATAAATTCAATGGAAAGTGCATCGCAGGAGACAGAAAGCAATTTGATGGAAACTGCTGCGAAGATATACAACTGGCTGGACTTGGATGCGTTAACAGATGGTACAAAGATCCAGAAGGAGCAAAAGCGCGTTTGGCGTGGCTTGTGAGCACGATTCATTCTACTCACTTAGCATGTAATACGCTTGTTGCTGTTTCGACAGGAGTTAAATCTGGGCTGCCAACAACTTCCCCGTTGAACTCTTTGTTCAACTGGATTGAGTTGCTTGCAGCGATTTGGGAGATATGTGCTGAAAATGGTCTGTACTTGACTGTACAGGAGTTAATCGACGAAGTCGAGATCGCTCTATACGGAGACGACCATTGGATAGCAACATCTGTACGCATCCAAAAACACGTGACTTTTTACTCAGTGCAGGCGTGGTTCGCGAGACGCGGATTAGGCTACACTGATGCTACAAAAGACAGCGCGAACGAGAAAGAATTCATGGAAATAGACGAGGTTGTCTATTTGAAGAGAAAGATGCGCAAGTTGGAAGGAACGCCCTTCTATACTGCGCCGCTTGAATTAACATCAATCCATGAAATGTTGAATTGGCGCCGTGTTTCACGTGAAATGACCGACGATGAGGTCTTTAAAGTAAACATCGATAACTTACACCGAGAGTTATTTCATCACGGTGCGAGCGTGTATCGTAAACATTTGGTACACATCAATGATTGCCTGAGCGACTTCAGAGATGAATGGGCGCTGAAAGGAAATGATGTGAGTGTTTACGCAGATCAACCGGATCGTTACTCAGAAATGAGAACGACGTTCTTGGCTCAGTTTGGAGTCGAAGGATAACAGGATTGCCTAAGGCTTGGCGACCTGTTGGTTGATAGATTCAATGTGCACCTGGAATACGCAAGTAAGTTCAGGAGTAAGCGCTTGGGAGAGTAACCCAATTGAATCCACTCGTGCCT